GGGGCTCTCGCTTCTGGCGCCAAGCGTCCGTCCCCCGCCAAGAAATAAACTGTAATAGGAGTTTTAAATAAATATAATAGTTTTGGAATAAAACAATGATAAAAGTTCAAAGATTACCACATGACTTCACAAAAGTTAGCATGTTAACCAAACATATCATCTTCCACATCCAGGCCCATATCTTCAACATTGAAGTCTGCAGACACCCATCTGACTTCAGTTGGATCTTTCCCAGCTAAAAAGAGGAACCTGCTGCACTCTTCTTTAAACTTCAGAGGAGCCACACAATTGCACAGCAATGATCTGATTCCTTCAATAGAAAGCTTCTGGATCAAGTCTTCAATCACTGCGTCCAGAAGCTTGTGGTGATAGTACTTCGATTCTTGTTCCTGCTGCACTGTGAACATGCCAAAAGGAGTTAAGTTAATTTCGTCAAAGTAATCCTCAGGATCTACTTGGAACTCTGAGCCAGATTCAGGAATCCAGTTGAGAACATCCTCCATGTTGCATTCTAACCCAGCCTCTGCAAATATGTCGAGGAAGTCAAAGTCTTTATTCTCCAGAAGACTTTTTACTTGTTTAGAGAATTCAGATAGGAAAACTCCCCTCTTCCGCAATGCTGATTCTGCCACATCAGCAAAACATCTTTTCAGCAGCTCATTGTCAATTCCAGCACTAATCCTTTTCTCTGACTGTAGATAATCAATGAGTCGATCCACTACTGGGATAGGCAGTGATCTCATGCAGATCCATGAGGTGCTGGGCTCTCTGCGGTGTATGCAGAATTCTGACGAGTGGGTCATCATTTTTGCTGCAGCTAACTCTGAAACGTCAGTATCTCTGATAGTGTAACTAAGAATATTCAGCTGCCTGGGCTTCCATTTCCGGGATGTTTTTTCTAGATAGTATGTCAGATTGATAGTTTGACGTCTCACTTTGAGTTCTAAATTGTCAATTTGCCATTGAATGGGGTGGTAGATTTTGTCAGTAACAATGTACACAGGCGCCCCTTCAGGTCTCCTCGCTGTTGACAATTTAAAGTTCAGTAGGTAAAAGCTAGCTGATGAGGACTTCTTTGCAGCAAAGTTCTTACTGTTAAAGACATGCATTTCCTCAGACCAATTCTTGCAGAATGCTGGTATCATACTAATGGCTCTCTCATTGTTGACAGTCACACTTTTTATCTGTGTCAACCCTTGCACTGCGTCAGACCCAATGGTTATCTGGATTTGAAACCCATCAACAACACCTCTCCAAGTACCCTCTCCAGAATAAGTTACTTTCCCATCAACTTCTGTTGCTTTCTGAGGTGAGGTAAAACCACCGATGACTCCACAGTTTGCGAGTTCTATTCTATTCAAAATCGTTTCAGGCCCATGGGGTCCTAGGAAATCTTGGAGCAAGGACAAGACATTCGATCTTGTTTTCCCATGGTTTGGTCTTAACACAATTTTGTCTGATTTTGAAAGGAAGTCTATCACCATGTTGTACTTGGCTTCGTCAGTGTAGGGGCCAGTTAAACACAAAAAGAGGCAATGTTTAAGAACACCTGCTGCTTCAGCTCTGTCGAGACCTTCGGAGTCAGCACTAAAGTCTAATAGAAATTTAGGGAAGAAGTTATCTCTTATGGCTGTAGAGACATTACTGACTCCACTGGTTTTCTTTATTGGTGCTCCAATGATCCTAATATCTCTACCTTTGAGATCAAGCCTGCTGAAGAAATTTCTCAGTTGAACATGATGTTCAAAAGGGCTGAGTTCCAAGGTTTCTTCTGGAGTGTCTCGTATCCAAGGGAAAGTAGTTTTCAAGCTTTCCCATTCTTGTTTGAACATTCTAGGAGTCAGTCTGGATCTGTTTAAGCCAAACCACTTGTCTGATATTAAATCCTCTGGCTTTACTCTCATGAATCTTTCAGATTCTAGAATGGATACTCTGGTTTGCGTTATGACTTTTGTCTTTTTGATGTGCTTCCCTGTTATACTCAGATAACCCAGAAAGTGGGATCTCAATCTGTCATACTCTCCATGCAGAGGGAAAAGTAAGGTCAGTTGATTCAGGGATAGGTTGTCATTCCCACAGGCAAAAGTTTGATCAAGGACCTTCTTTAGCAAAGAGAATTTCCCTTTAGCGTCAGTTTCATCCTCCTGCAGCCAGGCCAACCCATCTGTCAAAGTTGCTCTCGACAAGATGTACACTGAGGATGAGATTATTCTAATGATGCAATTCCCTTTTGATAAGGAATTAGATACCCCGGGAGAGTGGATCTTCTCTGCCAATTTCAATTTAACTTCTTCGCCGTCCAGAGGTCGCCGATAGAGAATTTCTGGGTAAAGATCCAGAAGTTCCAACCAGTTGTCAGGCAAATTTAACTTGTCCACCAAACGAAGCCATTTCTTCCTATCTCCAAATCTAATTATCGTACTTTGAACAAAGGTGCCTGATGACGTTGTGTCTAAGGTTTTCTTCAAACTTCCATTAACGCCTGTAGCAATCCTGTTAAGAAGGTCATTGTATCTACAACCCAGAGCTGAATTCTGCACAGTTATCCAGAGATTGTACTTGAATCCAGCTAGACCAGCACCAAAGGGATGATCCATGAGAAAGAATCCTAAGGATGGGTCACAGAGAATTGAAACCATTTTTATGTATTCCAAGAACAAAGGAGATGTGGTTAAGCCGAGAAGGGTGTAGTGTAAGAGCATTTGGCCGTACTGACAAAATGCAACTAGAGAGAAGGAGGCGCCACCTTCTAACACAGCTGTTAGATTGTTATAAATTTCCTCTTGCCTTGCAGCCAAAGATTCTTGCTCACTAATCAAGTCACAAGCTGCTATCCATCGAAATAGTGGCCTATTGTGGTTTATATGGAAGAAAAACTCTGAATTGAACTCCAACACTCCCAGGGTGTTAGAGGTACTCTTAACAGATGTATAAATGGCTAGATATTTTCCAATATTTGCTTTGAATTTAAACAGGAGAGCAACGAGGTATCGGAATTTGCTTAGCCTGGCTGGATCGGCACTAGGAATAGAGATGAGAAGGCCAGAATCATCTGAACTCTGAAGGACATCTATCAGAACATCACACTGTTCTCCCCAGATAACCTTTGGATAAAATAATTTCTTAGAGAAGGATCTTAGCCATTCCTGTAAAAGCGTGTGAAAGAGACTAGAAGTGTAGTGGAGAATGCCCTGCATCATTCCTGTTTCTGTCTCCAGATAACCTGTGCCAGAGCTCATCCAAGGCACCTCAATGTTGCCGTGATAAGCTTTGTGTATCCCTTCTACAAATGGGTCTCCAGTCTTGAGATCAGTGTGGGAATCTATTATGTCTAGAAAGTGTGGATCAATCATTATCCTTTTTTTCATAAATAAAGAACAGCCCCGGACAATGAATGGATGGAGACTGGGGTGAGTGAATTCACACAGCATTAAGGCAAATTTGGTCACATGATGGCACTGATTCCATTTGGCTGCATCATCACTAGATCCAATGGTTTCATGTTGCAGGCCACAGACTTTGCTTGCTCTATGACCATGAGTCTCAGGGATTATTAATTTCTGCTTAGGATTAGTTAGAGTCTCCGACTTGAATTTCTTGCATATCTGTCTAGCTATGGTCTCAATTACTAATTGGATGATTCTCTCCTCAAACCCTAAAACGTAAATTTCTCTTAGACCTCCATGCTGAGGCTTCTTGAAGAGACAAATGTGCATAGCTCCCCGGCTTTCCACTTTTTCTAAACAACATTTAAGAATGTGATGTACATGGGAGGTGGCTGGATTGATATAAGCAGCTGCCTTTTCAAGTACTTTGCTTCGATGGTATGTTTTATCTGTCCTCCTAAAATACCACTCCTCATTGAAATTGCTGCTAGCCTTTAAGGTACTCACTCTTTCAAGGTCAAGTCTGCTGATCTCTCCAATTATGTCCCTATGAATGCTGTCCAGAACATTTTCTCCCCAATCTCTGCGCAAGAGATGCTTGGCATGAATTGACAAGTGCTTGAGAAAGCTTACAGAGTACTCATGGAATCTTACATCATCAGGGCTGGGGTCTCCAAGGCCTAGGAACTCATACCTCCCAGGGTGCTTTTGTTCATACTCTAGAATTTTCTTGTACATCCCAGCTGTTGCATTTTTCTCTGGAGATTCCTCTTTGTTTTTAATATAACCTAGATAGAACAATGATATTAACTTTTGGGTTGTCCCAATCTTATCTCCTGTGATCCAGTTAAACATAGAAGACCAAGTGGTTCCTTTGGCAGAAACGCTGATTTTGAAGGGCTGTCTACTTACTCTGACCATAGCTAAAAGTAGCTTATTGATCAACCAAACCTGGAGCTTTGTCCTGGCAAATTCTGGAATCTTTGAAATCATCTTGGATGGCTTAGGCAGGCAAGGTGGACTAACAAACCCTTCCATTAGAACATACCTACTGAGGGTAGCAATTTCTTCTGATTTGGCCTTATCTTCTGCTAACATAAGTAGACAGAATTTGAACATCTTGTTAGCTTTTTTAATACCTTCTAGTTTAGTTTTTTCAGAGCCTTCCCAGAAAGGCACCTCAAAGAAATCCCTCCAAAACCAGAACAGATTGAATCCCATAGACATGGTCCGGACTACATTGGTTAGCTTTGACATTTTATAAGAGTGAAATTCGGTCCAGTACCACCCATCTTCATAATTCAGGGCCTTGAACACAGCACTTGAATGCAGTTTACCGAGAATGGCACTTTCTGGAAAGGCCAAGGAGAAGAAAACATGACTGCCGGAGTTGGTTGGTTTAATTAAGAGAAATATGTCAAAAAACCTGATCTTCTTCATGATGAACTTACCTCTTCCACAGTGCTGCTTGAGAGCAATGCTTAGCTCCACTCCAATGCAAGTAACTAAGAACAACCAAATGCCAATTGGGAGACTGATGAACCAACTAGTGGCTTTGAACCAGTGGTTGTCCTGCATGTTAATCCCATGCAAACTCTGGCTTTCTGCTGCTGACTTCACACTTTCAAATAAGGCTGCTGGGACCTCTTGACTCAATTCTTCTGAGAATTCATCAGACTCTTTGTCAATAAAAGAATCAATGTCTCTTACATCAGTGAATAAAGGAAAGGTCCTCTTTGAGGCTTCTCTTTTCTCTTCAAGTCGTGGATGACCCCTGAATTGCTTTGCCTCAACTCCTTGCAGAGCCAGTTCTACTTGGTCTGTTTTGTCTAAATCTGGAGAGCACCTGTGGAACTTCTGCCTCAAGCTCTTGATCTCAGCAAGCTCAGTTTCAGACAAGTTTTCAAGAGCAATTGATCGTTCTTTGTCCACGTCCTCAACTACTCTTTCAACATCCCCCGTAAGGACCTGTGAAATGGAGCTTCGCCATGCTCTTGCAGTTGCATCTTTGCTGGCCGTCATAGGTGGAAGGTCTTGCAAGCCTGTCAGCGAGGTTGTGTCTCCAGAAACTTTTGGGATGATTCCAGGAATCGGGATGGTTGACTTGTGTTCGTAAGCAGATCTAGAGGCCTGATCATTGAAGTGAGTTCTGAATTCCTCTATCTCGGATAAACACAATTCACTGTTTCGGAGCTGTCGCTCAGAATCTGTCATTGATTTGGACAACAGATGATCCTCATCAAGATTCTTTTGAGCTTCCTTTAGGCTGTCTTTAATTATTGAGCCAAGATATTTTGAATCTGGGGAGAGAGACTGGAATGCAGAGAACATCCTCTCTGAAAAAGGATGGAACTTAGTCTCTGTCGTGGCCCAATCAAATTGAATTGATTGGAATGTTGCCTTCACTTCTCTAGACCTTTTGTCATCATCTTCATCCAAATGCTCTGGAACTATCAATTTAGAAATAAGCTCAGAGAAAACAGCTTTAGACACAATCTCTCGGAAGCACAGTTCGTCAACTTCAGATTGGTTTAATGGCAGGTTTGTAATCACCTGACTATCGCTCACAACTACCACGAAGAATTGAAGTCCACGTTGAGACCTGTTCCGTAGAGCAACTTCGTACTTTCCAACTTTAGAGTTGTAAGATTGCTGCATGCTGGCCTCATTGTCAGATCTGTTTGTAGTGAATTCCACAACAACAGAGCTGCCATCCAGCCTCTTAGCAATGTAGTCTGGAGTCCAGTGATCGTAGGAATCATTTTGAATTTCAAAATGACTTTTTAGACTTATGTCTGTGCTGTCAGCCCAGTGAGCGAAGGTGAAGTCATGTATAAAAGTGGCTGCATCTTTCGACTTAATCTTGAACTTGGGTCCTATTGAGGATCCGGTGACTGATCCTATAGGCAAAGAGTCGAGGTCAAATTCCACATTGACATCTGATCCGTCAGTCCATACAAGAAAAGTAGGCACGCGGGGTCTGTCTTGCCCAGCTGTGAAATTGGTCGGTGGATCGCATTCGTACCCCTCTGCAGAGGGAAGTCGTGAACAAATATCCAATAACATCTTGG